CATAGGTAACATCATTAGTATCCTCTAAATCAAAGGCAGCTAGACTATCTACAGTCCATACACCATCAACCATTACGTACTGTAGTCCATCAACAATACCAGTAGGCTTTACGTATGCCTGTGAGTTCTTGAAGTCTGTACCATCATGTATCAGGATGTCATTTAAGACTGCTGAGGTTACTGTAGCATCACTAAGAGAGCTTAGGGTAGCCTCATTCCATGTAAGTAAAGTACGAACATAATTAGCTCCAGATGGTGCATCATCAATACCTGCTCCTGCCCCTGCTGCAATCTTAGGTTGCCAAGTACCATCTGTATAAGTTAATACAAAACCATCTGTAATAGGTTCAACTATCTTAGTATCGTCTAAAGAAATTAGGTTGAAGTCAATGAAGTTAAGTTCTGATAACTGATTAGGGAAGTTATCAACATCAGTCTTAAAGTCATGTCTGTGACCTATGTTAGACTTAATTCCCAACAAATCATCTGTTTCTGCTGATGTGTAGTAACTATCAAGTAGTCCATCACCAGCAATAACGATAGCATCTACTTCTAGTGTAGATACATTCAATATATCGTTATTGTTCATATCAAAGTCAGCTAACATGTGGTTAGGTATATCACCGTCCCTGCTTACCAGGGTATCAATCTTGTTAGCTATATCATTATAGTTATCATTGATTGCATGTAATGCACTCTGCTCATTAGTCAGAGAGTTGATAGTTCGTAGTGTTAGTTTCTCAGCCATTATATTGTACGCCTATTAATTAAATGTAAACTACAATTAATGCATTATTAGAAAAAGAAACATCACTTCCTCTGGAATATGTTACAGCCATAGTTAAGTATGTTGTATTATCAGTAACTACACCTAAAGTGTATACTTGATATTCTAATTGATTTGTAGCTAAGTATATAAAAAGCTCTTTTCCTGTATGAAATACGTTTAACAACTGATGTCTTATATCTACACCCTCTTCATTAATACTGCTAATATAAATTTCAGTGGTTAGTGTTTGATCTGAGGTATTCCATACTACCTTTCCAACTGGAGGTGGAGCTACATGTGAAACAGAGTTTGCATTATAAGTTGTAAAACCTATAGCTACAGGGACAATAACCCATGCCCCATTCCTTCTTCCATATAAGATCCCATCTGAGGGTGCTTCCGGTACTTGTCCTATAAATGCTCCACTACCTAGACCGTCAGCAACATAGGTTGTACCAGATGGAGCCGTACTAATACCCTTAGGTTCGTGTAGTTGATCTTCTGATATACTTTTATGTTGTACTGTCATATATTATCTCGCACTATAGTTATTAAAATTGGTGTAAGCACATCCAGCACATCCTTGTGCTATATTGTGCTTGTTGTTTACTTACTTCCCTGGACGATTTTGACTATCAAGATAAGTGACTACTACCTTAACCCTACCAGCAGTAAGCCCAGAGAATAACATCTCATAAGGACTATCTGTAGTAATGGCAGAAGCCAACACAGTTGCAGAAACCCAACCACCTTCATCAGTAGAGACAGTAGTTCCTGCCGCTACAGCTACATTATCACCAGTAGTTGCGCTCTTAGCTAAATCTAGCTTAAGGCTACCTGCTGCTGCATCTGTAACACTCTGAATAGCTACCTGAGTTATAATAGAGCCGGGTGGATACAATAATTCAAGACCCATACCAGCACCATAAATATCATGCATTTGAGCAAAATCAAACTCATATACAGCTTCCTTATAAGTACCAGAATCAGAGGCTTGTCCACCACGTGACTCATCCACGTCCTGAGGGCCATAGCTCACTCGGACTTCTGGAGTCGCGGGACTCCACTTGCTTTCAAATCCAGACATATCTATGCCCTCCTATTAATACTTGGAAGCGGAAGTAATCAGAACACCCAGCGTATCTGTACGCTGAACACCAAGACCAAAACGAGCACGAATATCATACTCATCACGCTTCAATTCAAAGTTACGACGACTCTCTGTCTTAGGAGCCATACGCCATGCACGCATCACTGGTTTAGTACTGTCTGAACCAATACACATGAAGATGTTTGCTACAGCATCATCAATAGTCTCAGCAGTAGTACCGTCTGCATCACTAGCACCTGTGAAGGAACCACGTGGCAGATAGTTAGTAGTCCAAATATCCCAACCAAAGATGGAACGTACGAAACGGTGATCACGTTCAAAACCATTCAGTACAAGACCTTCAAAGTTGTAGTTATAAGTGGAACCAGCAGTAGGTGCAGTCATAGTGAATAATGCGTTCAATGTTGCTTCTACTACGGGATCTACGAAACATACACGCCCACCTTGAGGAACCTTAGCTTTATCGAAAGCAAGTTTCATCTGGCGGAAGTGATCTAGGGTAGCTAGTTCATTAGCATCTGCTGGAGCAATACGATGATTAAAACCATTGATGGTATTAGCATTATCATTAGTTTGACCACCATTAGCAGCTTCAAAGAAACGAGTCTCGAAGTGTTCCTGCATAGCGCGTGTACCTTCCTTAGCACGTTCAGACATCAGTGCTTCAACAAGATAACCATCTTGACGAAGGATGTCAGTTACGGACCAAGCATCACCAACGTAGTCAGTAATGTTCAGGTAGACACGACCAGTGTCAATTGCGTTGTAAGTCATCGGTACTTCTTCTTCCACATCTTGAACTGTGGCAGAACCGATAACCGGGATATTCAGGCGTTCACCTGAACCAAATTTCGACTGAAGCTGTCTGGAAGCAGACCATCATGCAGGTTCTCTACGATAAATCGTGAATAGACCTCCTGCTCAATGACTGCTTGGGAGTTAGTTATATTGTGAGCCATTATATGCTCCTCCTTATTGTATTAAGATATTACCAGTTTAAGCTGCTGCGAAATCAGCTTCAACCTCTTTTTTGATTCTATCCCACTCACCTATTACTTGTTTATCCGTAGTCATACCCATGACACTCACCTTTGCACCAGTAGGAGCAACAGGTGGATTAGCACTAGGTATTAACGTAGAGTGTACTTGTGGTGGATTAGCGGTAGCTTTATCAGAACCGAACCAAGCTAGGACTGCTTCTGGGGAACTACCAGCTATGTTGTCAAGTGTTTGTGGGCCTAACCCTAATTCTTGACCTTTAGCTCTGTATTGTTCCTCTGCTTTGTCTCCAAACCTTTCTGTTAAGATTGAGACTACCCTTGCTTGGTTAGACTGTGCTAATGTTTGTTGCTTGTCAGCAGCAATAGCATTCACTACCATAGCGGTAATAGCTTCTGTACTAGGCATATTTGTAACCTCGGTCTGAGGTTTATTAGCGGCTTGTACCTGTGCTACGAGGTCCTGAGCTGAAGTCTGTTTAAGTTGATTCTCTTTGTACTGTGCATTCTCAGTTTCTAAAGTCTGGATATGTTCACTGGCAAAGTTAATGGACTTAAGTGCAGTCTCAACGTCAGAATACTTCTGATTACCTTGTGCATCCTTAATATCACCCAAAACTGCTGAGTAGTCTACTGTAGATGCTTGTGTTACTGGTTCCTGTACTGGCTGTTGTTCAGTTGGTGCAGGTTCCACTGGGGTTTGTTGTGTTGAATTGAATATTGTGGCATTGTCATTGTCAGACATGTTAGTCACCTATTTTAAGTAAGTTAATTAAATCTTGTAGAGTCCTAAGAGATCCTAACTTGTCAGCTTGTATCTCACTCCACGCCTGTTTTTCGTAGTGCTTCTCTGAGAAGGCTTCTTTTACCTTGGTATCGTACATGCCTTCTAAGTGAGCACGTATACCATCAAATATATCTCTACTGTTCTTGATCCTTTCATGATCGAATAACTTAAGCAGGCGGCTGTTCATCTAATGGAACCTCCGCTTCACCCATAGAGGGAGTCATACCTTCATTCTGTACTTGTTCCTGTCCTTGTTGAGCTAGTGAAGCAGTCTCTTGTTGTTCACTCACTGCTATGTTATCACTAATCAATCCGTACTTCTCCCACTTAAAGGCATCCTCAACCATCCTAGCTAATGCCTTACTCGATACATGTGGTGCTATGATCTGCGCTATTTGCGAATTGAAAACGCCATTGAGGTTCTGTATCAACTGGTTAGTTGCTGCGTAGTGTCTTGAACCCATAGGATACAAGTGACCCTTAGACGTTATGTCTTCTTTAGTGATAGCCATGAACTCTACTGCACCTATGTCATTATCCATGATACGTATAACGTCACCAGCGTCCATATTCCTACGTGCTACTTCAAGCATGTTGTTTAACAGAGGTTCTAACACTAACATCTCAAACTGTTGTAGTTTCTCTTGGAAGATACGTGAAGCTGCATTCTCTAAAGACTGTACTTCAAAGGCAGTCTTCTCACCTGGGGAACGCATACCCATAGCTTCCCTTGGTGCTCCAGCCATCTCCTCCATCCTACGCTCTAAGATGTCTATCTGAGTGTCCGCTGTGAGGGCCGTAGTGTCCACCTTAAGCGTCTCTACGTCTGACTGTTCATCCATCAACACTATCTCTGCAAACGGTGCCCACTCGAACTCCTCTACGTTACCACGTATCTTAAGAGGTGGGTGTGCAACCAAATCAAACAAGTCAGCCTTGATGTTTTCTAAGTGGTCTATACGATACTGCATTCCAACTAAATTATCCAATGGACCCATACCCCAGAGGTTATCTGGTCTAGGCCGCCATGATGCATGTACCTTAGTTGACTTACCAGTCCAAGATGGATTATCCACCATCCTCAAGACCTTCCTTCTGTCAACAATAGTAATGATCTTATTCTCCAAGAAGTCACCACCTTCATCGTGTATAGTGCCTTCAAACTCTAAAACCTCTACGTACCCTGACTGATAGTACTCCATGAGTGAACCAAAACCATCTATAACATAAGCGTCATTCTTTGAGTCATCTGAATGGTCATAATAAGAGTAGTGTGTCCTGAGATCAGAAACCTGGGACAGTACCTCTGGATCGTACTGCCTCTCTGGATATAGTTCACCTTGTTTGACTAACTCACCGATAGATACCATTGATCTGGTTATCTTGGGGGAGTCTTCGTAGGATGATGCCAGAGGGTTAAATACTTGCTCTAAGGGTGATACACGTACTGCCTTAGGGCCAACGAAGGTAACTACCTCACCACCTGTCACAGGGTCCTTGTGTCCTTCCTTAACAAACTCTACGTCAGCGATAACATTACCATAGTCTATGTAGTCATAGAGTAAGTCACTAGCTGTTTTAGCGAAGAGTAAGTCACTAGCTGTTTTAGCGAACCCACCCATACGTAACTTATTTTCCATGTACGTCTCTATCGTTGTGCGTTGTGCCTTAAGTTCAGCACTGGGTTCTTGACCCATCCACTTGAACCACTTATCCTGAGCAAACAAAGCTGAAACATAATTAGCGTGTAGGTTATCCCTGATCTGTGTTAACTTAGGTGTTACTGTTTTATTCTTCCACGGTAAGGAACTATTACTAGTATCCTCAGTAGATGTAGCAAACAAGTAGTTCCTTAGCTCTTTCCATTCAGCTCTCTTACCTTCCCTAGCCATTACCCACTGCTCATAGCTAGTTGAAATAGTAGCAGCTAAGTGATCCCTATCTGAGATCATCTCTTCTATCTGAACTTCTAATACAGTGCCTCTGTTTAAACTCATGCTGCTCTACCTATGTTAACACCACTGATACCACCAAACCTGGAATTAGGTATGATTCTATTCTTCTTGCCCCTACTGAATCCTGTCCTAGCTGGGGGTACTGATACATCTATTGCTGCTGCTAGTGCGTCTATAACATCATCATGAGGAGGGTTCTCTAACTCTAGCTCTTCCTCTAAAACTTGGCAATAACCACCCTTGTAATGGAACATTTGTCCATTACTGTACCTTGGTTCTAAGATTGCCATCAATCTCTCTTCCTTTGAACCATGTGTTTTAGTAGGTCTGAACTTGTCTACACTTAGTGACAGTCCGTTGGGGACTATGTAGTTTTGTTTCAAATCCTCAACGATAACTTCCTGTGCAACACTTACCTCAGCCCTAATCTTCCTGAACCCCCACTTGGAGTACAAGTCGAGTATATTGTCGAAGTAAGTCTTTATGCTCTGTGTTTTGAAACGAGCAACATCAAGTACATAATAACGTCTATCACTGTCTACTCCTATAACAACTACTGCTGAGAAGTCAGCC